TCCTCAGAAGCTCGCAGCTTCTCACGAACCAGAAGAAGGTGAAGTTGTTTCGGAAGCAAAGATGACAAAGGCACAAGCTATTGAGCAGATTGGAAAGATGAAGAAGTCTGAAATCGAAGAGATGCTTGCTAGTCATTCTGCGAAGCTGGAAGAAGCAGGAAATGCAAAGACTGAAGAAGAACTTGAGAAACTTCAGGCTGAGAAAGATGCTATCGAAGAGAAAATTGCATCAATCAGCGTCAAAGAAGATGTTGACGCACTGGTTGCTGGTGAAGACCTCTCCGAAGAATTTAAAGAAAAAGCAGCGACGATTTTTGAAGCTGCTGTTAAATCGAAAATCCGTAGTGAAGTTGTGCGAATGGAAGAAGGCTACGCAGTTGCTCTTGAAGAAGCTACAGAGACAATCAAAGAAGAGTTGTCAGAGAAAGTTGATGACTATCTTGGTTACGTTGTCGAACAGTGGATGACAGAGAACGAACTTGCGATTGAACGTGGTCTAAAGGGTGAAATCGCTGAGGACTTTATCAGTGGTCTGAAACAATTGTTTGAAGATCATTATATTGATGTTCCTGATGAAAAATATGACGTTTTGGAAGCTCAGTCAGAAAAAATTGCTGAGTTAGAAGAAAAACTCAACGCAACTATTGAAGAAAACGTTGAGAAGAAGAAGGTGGTTGAATCTCTTACAAGAGAACAGATTGTTAGTGAAGTATCTGAAGACCTTGCTGCTACTGAAGTAGAGAAGTTCAAGTCCCTTACCGAAGATGTTGATTTTGTTGGAGAAGATACTTTCCGTGCAAAATTGGACACCTTAAAGGAAAGTTATTTCCCGAAAACTGGTGGGGAAACGTCTTTCGTAATTGATTATGAAAATGGTGAGACTGCACAGGACATTGATACGACTGATACGATTCGTTCGTACATGTCGGCAATCAGTCGGTCAAAGAGTGCATAATTTATAAATAACTGTAGAAATACAATAAGGAGAAACTAAAATGTTTCAGACAGAACATCTACAAGAAAAGTGGCAGCCAGTCCTAGAACACCCCGATCTTCCTAAGATTGAGGATTCCTATCGCCGTGCGGTCACAACTGTTATTCTTGAAAATCAAGAAAAGGCTATGAAAGAAGACGCAAGTTTCCTTTCGGAAGCTGCGCCTACTAACTCCACAGGTGGTTCCATTTCTAATTGGGACCCAATTTTAATCTCGCTCGTTCGCCGTGCCATGCCCAATCTGATTGCGTATGACATTTGCGGTGTTCAACCGATGACTGGTCCTACGGGTCTGATCTTCGCAATGCGTGCTTCGTTCCTGTCTTCGGATGGTGCTGAAGCTCTCGTTGATGAGGCGATGCCAGGTCAACAAGGTGCTTCTAACCAGAACGCCGCCGGTACAACTGGTGGTGGCGATGTTGGTGCCACAGAAACAAACCCTGCCGTTCTTAACGACAGTCCTTCTGCTGGTACTTACACAAGTGCAACTGGTCAGACAACTGCTCAAGGTGAAGCATTGGGTGATACATCCACAAACGCTTTCGCTGAGATGGCATTCTCTATCGATAAGTCAACGGTTACTGCCGTTACACGTGCTCTGAAGGCTGAGTACACGATGGAACTTGCTCAAGACCTCAAAGCGATCCACGGTTTGGACGCTGAAACAGAACTTGCGAACATTCTTAGTTCGGAAATTCTTGCTGAAATCAACCGTGAGGTTGTTCGTCGTGTTTACGTTTCCGCTGTTAAAGGCGCACAAGTCAACACAACAACTGCTGGTATCTTTGATCTCGACACCGACTCGAATGGTCGTTGGTCGGTTGAGAAGTTCAAGGGTTTGATGTTTGGTATCGAAAGAGATGCTAATGCGATTGGTCAACAGACTCGTCGTGGTAAAGGTAACATGCTAATGTGTTCTGCTGACGTTGCGTCTGCATTGCAGATGGCTGGTATCCTTGATTACACGCCTGCTCTTAACAATCAACTCAACATTGATGACACAACGACAACGTTCGCTGGTGTTCTTAATGGTCGTTATAAAGTATATGTTGATCCATATGCTGCCAACGTATCTGCTTCTCAGTACTACGTTGTCGGATATAAGGGTTCTTCGCCTTATGACGCTGGTATGTTCTACTGCCCATACGTTCCGTTGCAAATGGTTCGTGCGGTTGGTGAAAATACGTTCCAACCTAAAATCGGGTTCAAGACTCGTTACGGGATGGCTGCTAACCCATTCGCTCAGACTGCTGGTGCAGTTGCTGCGAATGACACACAGAACACTGATGCATCTATTGATGACGGTGCTAACGTTTATTACCGTAGAGTTAAGGTTGCAAATCTCATGTAAGATTTGTTTCTAATAAGAAACTTTACTATAAACTTAGAGGGTGCTTTCGGGCACCCTCTTTTTTTATTTCGCCTATATAGAGTATGGCATATAGCAAAGAACTATTAGATCATTATGAGAACCCCCGAAATGTAGGCTCATTTGATAAAGAAGATGACGGAGTAGGAACAGGACTTGTTGGAGCTCCTGCTTGTGGAGATGTTATGAAACTCCAAATTAAAGTTGAAGAAGGAATTATAACTGACGCTAAATTTAAAACATTTGGGTGTGGAAGTGCAATCGCTTCATCTAGTCTGGTTACAGAGTGGGTCAAAGGACGCACACTAGAAGCAGCAAATGATATTAAGAATACAGAAATTGCAAAAGAACTAGCACTACCACCTGTCAAGATACATTGTTCAATTCTTGCAGAAGATGCCATAAAGGCTGCTGTCAGTGACTATGTGAAAAAATGTGAATGTAAATAACATATAAATAGAAGTATGGTAGATTCAACAGCTCTTTCTAGACAACCAGATAAATTGGATTATCTAAATCCAAGTCAATTTAGGTTTACTATTAATCAACTTCCTAAAGTTGAATTTTTTACTACGGCTTGTAACATCCCTGGCGTTTCTGTTCCTAATACAGAAATGTCAACCCCTTTTACAAATGTACCTATTGTTGGTGAGAAAGCAGAATTTGAAGATTTTAGTCTTTCATTTATTGTTGATGAGTATTTAGAAAATTATCTCTCATTGCATGAATGGATTACTGGCCAAGGATTTCCAGAAAGTACAAAACAATATACAACGTTTAGAGATGTTACAGGTGATACTAGTTCTACAAACACATCTAAGTTTGGAAGAACTGGCGATAGATCAATGTACTCAGATGCAACATTGACAGTGCTTAGTAACAAGAACAATCCAATTATTGAAATTAGATTTAGAGATATGTTTCCTGTAACACTTGCAGCCTTAGATTTTGATCAGGGTGCAACTGATGCTAGTTTAATATCTTGTAGTGCTACCTTTAAATACCAACAATATAAAATTGTACCTATTAAATAATGGAGAATAAATGGATAAGTTAAGTGAATTGCAGGCGGAAGCCAAAGAAGACCTTATTATATTAGATGATGAAGATTTACACCAACAATCATATAAAAATCAAATCATAAAACCAAAATGGTTAGACTATAAGTCTAAGTATCGATTACTCATGTTTCAATTGAAAGCTGATCATAAAAGGTTGTATAGACAAAAATGGGAGTATTATGGAGGCAAGTCAGGTGCTAAAGTATATGCTGCAAAACCGTTTGACTTGAAAGTTTTAAAAACTGATATGGGAGTTTATATAAACTCTGATGATGAGATAATTGATATAGAGTTAAAAATTGAATATTATGAAACTCTGGTTCAGTATGTTGACGGTATAATTAAGTCTATAGACAATCGTAGTTGGGATATTAAACATGCACAAGATTGGAAGAAATTTGTGGCTGGTGGTTTCTAATGAAGAAATGGATTGGATACTATGAAAACATTATAGATGATGCTGGGTGTAAATCTATTATGAATTACCCTTGGGAGTTAAAACCATCAACTTATGCTAATCATAAAGGACAAAGCCGCAATAGCGAAGAACGAGTTAAAATGGATGAGGTTTGGTGTAAGGAAGATAATAAGCCATATCCATTACTTAAAAAGTCTGTTATTGAGGTTATGAATATATATTCACAGGAACAGAAACATTTTTCTTGTGTACATCATACAGATTTTAGGCTTAATAAATATGATGTTGATGGGTTTATGTCACCACATTGTGATAACATCCATCATTCTCATGGACAACTTTATGGATACCCTCAAGCAACGGTATTATTTTTTCTAAATGATAATTATGAAGGTGGGGAGTTTTATGTTGCAGAAAATTGTTATAGTCCGAAATCTGGGTCTGCTATAATTTTCCCAGCAAACTTTATGTTTCCACATGAAGTAAAAAAAATAACAAAAGGCGAAAGGTGGAGTATAGTATCATGGCTGATGTGAAAGTTAGTATAGATGAATTTACAGCATTTCCAACAATGATTTATAAATTTAAATCAGACCTTGGAGAAGATAGACATTCGAATATGTCTGCATATATTAAAGCAAAAAATACAATGCAGACAGAAGATGATTTATATAAGTTATCTTCGTTTGGAGCTCTTTTAGAAACTGTTCATAATACAACAAACGATATTCTAAAAAAATTAGAATATCAATATGACAAACTAGAAATGACAAGTATGTGGGGAAATCATATGACGCCTGGAATGTCACACCCACCACATACACATTCTAATAATGTATGGTCTGGTGTTTATTATGTTGAGTCTTCAGAGGGATCAGCTCCAATTCAATTTTTTGATCCTAGACCACAAGCTAATACGTTACATCCAAAAAATAAGCCTAACTGGAAAAATTCTAGTATGTTACAATTTGATGCTGAAGTTGGCACTGGTTTAATTTTTCCATCTTGGTTGCAACATTGGGTTCCACCTACACAATCTGAACGTACTAGCGTTTCTTGGAATATGATTCTTAGGGGTGACTACGGTTCCCACCAAGATTATCAACATGCTAATATCTAAAAAGAATGAAGTTTATATAAAACTTGAGGAAGTTGAACCCTCATTAGCCGCAGAGTTGAATGATTTTTTCACCTTTGAGGTGCCAGGCCATAAATTTATGCCGAGCTTTCGGAATAAAATGTGGGATGGTAAAATTCGTTTATATAATGTAATGAATGGTGAAATTTATATGGGATTACTACCCTATATAGAAGAGTACCTTAAAAAAACTGGTGAAGATTATGAGCTTAAAAACGGAGTTACAAACGAACGAGAAATTTCAAGGAGTGTTGTCCAAGGGTTTGTACGGGGACTTAGACCTACTCTTGGAGGAACTAGAATTAAAATCCGTGATTATCAGCTTGATGCCATTGCCCACGGTATTGCCACAAATCGTGCTCTTCTTATTTCTCCTACTGCTTCGGGTAAGTCATTAGTAATATATTGTCTTGTTCGATACTACCATATGATGGAATTAAAAACTTTGATTTTGGTTCCAACAACTTCGCTTGTCGAACAGATGTATAAAGACTTTGAAGATTATGGGTGGAGCTCAGGAACATATTGCCAAAAAATATATCAAGGACATGATAAGAAAGTAACCAAGGACGTTGTTATTTCTACTTGGCAATCTGTACACAGGATGCCCAGACAATATTTTAGACAGTTTGGTGTAGTGTTTGGTGATGAAGCACATTTATTCAAAGCCAAGTCACTAACTGGTATTCTAACAAAACTTGATACTTGCAAATATCGTTTTGGATTAACAGGGACACTAGATGGTACACAGACACACAGACTTGTATTAGAAGGCCTGTTTGGAAAAGCAAAATACGTTGTAACAACAAAAGAACTTATGGACAACAAAACACTTGCGAGTTTAGAAATAAGATGTATTGTTTTGGATTATAAGGAAGAGGACAAACAAATTGTACAAGGATTTGGATATCAAGAAGAATTGGAATACATCGTCACTAAGGCTGAAAGGAATACTTTTTTATGCAATCTTATGGGTCATTGCGATGGTAACACTCTCGTTCTTTTCCAGTTCGTAGAAAAACATGGTAAACCACTCTATGATATCATAGAAGATAAATACAAAGACAGGAAAGTTTTCTTTGTATATGGTGGTGTTACTACTGACACCAGAGAAGAAATAAGGGAGATTGTAGAAAATGAAAAAGATGCCATCATTGTTGCGAGCTATGGGACTTTCAGCACTGGTATTAATATTCGTAACATTCACAACATCGTGTTCGCAAGCCCCTCGAAAAGCAAAATTAGAGTGCTTCAGTCCCTTGGTCGTGGTTTGCGGCAAATCGGCGGCACTAAACACTTACGACTTTATGACATATCGG